GGCAAAGTGTCGGTCGAGGATGATCTGCCAACCGCAGCGACCAATGGGCGGGATGTGCTCTATGGCAGGGAGTTCTCATCGAAGCTACCCGACGAGCAGTTACGTGCCGTGATCCTGCACGAGAATCTGCATAAAGCGTTCCGGCATCTGACCACGTGGAAACATCTGTACAAGGAGCATGCGCAGCTTGCGAACATTGCATGTGACTATGTGATCAACCTGCTGATCGAGAACGACGGTGTGGTGCTGCCTGACTGCGCACTACTTGACCCGAAGTACCGAGGGTGGGATGCACAGCGCGTCTATAAAGATCTTAAGCAGCAAGCTGAGGAGGGCTCCGTACGCATCAAGACCAAAGGAGATCCGGTAGGCAAGGACGTGCCTGTGGATGAGGCCGACAGTATGGACGCCCATGACTGGGAAGCGGCCGAGGAGATGAGTACCGAGGAGAAAGAAGTTTTGGCGAAGGACATAGACCAAGCCTTACGCCAAGGTGCGATCCTCGCTGGCAAGTTGGGTGGCAATGTTCCACGTGAAATCACCGATGCGCTGGAGTCCAAGGTGGACTGGCGCGAAGCGTTGCGCGAGTTCGTGACTAGCTTTTGTCAGGATAAGGACGAGTCCACGTGGCGCAGACCATCTCGGCGGTGGATAGGCGAAGATGTTTACATGCCATCTCTAATCGGTGAGTCGGTCGGACGCATCGTGGTTGCCATCGACACATCAGGCTCTATCGGGCCGCAGGAGATCGGGCAGTTCTTAGGCGAGATCCGCAAGATCTGTGAGACGGTTACACCCGAGGGGATTGACCTGTTGTATTGGGACACACGGGTAGCGCAGCACGAGAAGTATGAGCGTGATCAGCTAGAGGACTTGTTGTCCAGCACCAAGCCACGGGGCGGTGGCGGGACTGCGCCTAGTTGCATCACTAAGTATATCGCCAAGCATAAACTCAAGCCCGAGTGTGCGGTTGTGCTAAGTGATGGGTACGTGGGTAGTGACTGGGGTGGCACATGGCCGTGCCCTGTGCTGTGGGGTATCACGTCGGACCAAGTAAGCGAGACCGGTAAGACGGTCCGCGTCCAATAAGTTAACACCTGTTAATAAATTAAGGAGAGTGCAAATGAGTATCCAGAACGCATCAATGTTGGTTGACCTGAACATCTCGGCATGGACTGGTCGCAAGATGGACAAGAAAGTCTCGGACGAGATCGACGTTGCCAAAAACACCAAGGGGCGAGCGGGGAACTATCACAAGGCGCTGCTCGGTAACACTGGCAAGCTGGCCGAGTTGCAGAAACTTGTCGGTGCGATTCGCGTGTGGCACTACGAGCAGACACTGCCGTGGTCGGATGCGGGTTCGCGGCTGCTACCCATGAAGAACTTCTTTGACTACAAGGCAATGCTGGCCGACTACGAGATTCAGTTCAAGGAAGCGGTCGATGAGTTCTTGACCGAGTACCCGACGCTGGTGAGTGCGGCTGCGTTCCAGCTAGGCGATCTGTTCGATGCAGACGAGTATCCCGACGCGCACAAGCTGGAGGATAAGTTCAAGTTCCGGTATGTGTTCCTGCCCGTGCCGGAGATCGGGGACTTCAGGATTGACGTGAACGAGGAGCATCTCGGGGAGTTGAAATCCCAGTACGAATCGTTTTATCAGAACAAGTTGTCAGAAGCTATGCAAGATGCATGGAGCCGGCTCCATGAATGTCTGACTCGGATGAGTGAGAAGCTGGCCGACTCGGAATCACCGCGCACCAGCAAAGACGGAGAGGTCATCAAGACTCAGATCTTCCGCGACACGCTGGTCACTAATGCGGTGGAGTTGTGCGGGCTGCTGACTAAGCTGAACGTGACGGGCGATACCAAACTGGAGACTGCCCGTAAACAGCTTGAGACAGCAATCGTTGGAGTATCAGCTAAGGATCTCAGAGAGAACGATACAACACGTTTAGATGTGAAGTCCAAGGTCGATCAGATTCTTTCTATGTTTTAAGGAGAGTGCCATGTTGCTAATCGAAAATACCGATCAGCTTAGCCCCGTTGTAACTTCGCTGCTAAAGGACTTACGACGAACCCATGTGAGCAGGTTCCCCGTCCGGATAGAGGTGTTGAACCCATCATCTGTCCGGTTCCACGACACTAGATTTCCGTCGGGTACTTTGCTTGCCTCTTTGTACCGGGATAAGGATGCGTGGGTAGTTCAGTCTAGGCTAATCAACCAATCACGGTTCAATGGGGCGCGTAAGCATCAAAAGCGAACTGGAGATGTGAAAAAGGTGCTCAGGTATCTGCGCGACTTCGCCATATCGTTCACACCAGAAGAGGTTGCCAACAGGACATTTCACACGTACGACAATGAGGTTGATGCGTGGAAGTATTCTCTGCGTACGGCGTTCATCGAGGCGTTTTCGACTACACAATCTGATCTTATAGTCGAGGTCGAACGCATGGTGGCTTCCGGTTACGTACCACGCACGCCATCATTTATTAGGATGTACGACAAGGGTATCGCTGCCGCCAAGGAGTGGGACCGCATGAAATCGCGTCAGATTATGAAGGTGAGCATAACGATAAACGCGGATGATACGGTCGATATGTTTTCCTATGACAAGTTAGGGTATGGGGGAATCAACAGAGGGCTTACGGTACTCCCATCGCTACTAGCCGCTCCGGCCTGTGTACAAGAAGCGGTAGCCATGCTGCGCCTAGTCGATGAGGGGAAGCTAGTCCCCGAGGTTGGCATGCGCACACGCCCTAACACTTTCTGGGTTGAGGTACTCGCAGAATAAGAACCGTTGTGGTGCTTGACATAGTTCAACTGGAGCTATATATTACGTACACAACAAAGGTTCTTATAGATGCGCTACATAGTCCGCGTTACATTCGACAGCAACCAAGTGCATTCCATTCGGGCCATAGACAATCGAGACATCGAGTTCATAGACATCCCAAACTTGGCGGTAGCGCCGAAGTTCGTGTCAGAGCGGTTTGCGCTGCTCAGATTAACAAATGTTAATAAATCTAGGAGAGGAGAACGTATAGGACGCAAGCTAGAAGAAGATGTAATCGTGATCTACATATCGTATGACGAGTATCAACAAATCAAGGAAGAGTGCAAATGAAAAAGATCTCAGTTCGCAAACAAGTTATCGCAACCCTCGCCGCATCCAAAGCGCCTATGACTCCGAAAGAAATCATAGCCAAAATCAAACGGCCATCGGCTCAGGTGTACACGGCGATATCGAAACTGTTTAGTGCTGGTACCGTAGACAAGATAGGTACGGGGTACATCCTGCTGCCAGAGGACGCCGCGCCGCCCGCACCCAAACCCGCTACAGTCGCGCCCCCAGCCCCGTCACGCCGAGAGTTGGACACGGCCAAAGAAGAGATCGCCGGGTTGCAACATCAGTTGCGCAAAATGTCAACCCAATACTACGACGCGATGGCGGTCGTCAGGTATCTTGAAGCCAAGCTCATCTCGACTGCTGTAGAGTGAGCAAGAAATGTCCACGCCTGAGAAAAAGGTGAAGGACAAAGTGAAGAAGCTGTTGGCTGCGCATGGGGCTTACCACTTCATGCCAGCCACGCACGGCTACGGTGCTTCCGGGGTTCCCGATATTGTGGCTTGCCTACGTGGACGGTTCCTCGGCATCGAGTGCAAAGCCAACGGCAATCAGCCTACGGGTCTTCAACTAAAGAACTTGCGGGAACTATCATCTGCGGGCGGGGTTGCCATCCTAGTCGACGAAACTGGCTTGGAATCTTTTGCTGATTTATTAACACGTGTTAATGAGTTACCAGATTCCGCTAGTTTTAATTTTTTACGGAGTGCAAAGTGAGATACACGACGTTCAGACAAAAACAAGACATGTTGGTCGGTGTAGGCATGGCTATCGCCGCCCTCTCCCTGCTGCTTCTGATCCTTTTTGGGGTCGTACAATGACAACAACCAAAAAACAAACGACGGCCAACGATCTACAGGTTGGCGGTGCGCACTACAAAAGCAGGGCAATCCAGCCTTGGGACTACATTGCCGGGAACGAGATCCCGTATCTAGCCGGGAACGCCATCAAGTACCTGTCGCGGTATCGAGACAAGAACGGTGCTGAGGACATTCGCAAGGCGATCCACTACTGCCAAAAAATATTAGAAGTTGAGTACGGTGATGCCAAGGGTCTATAAGTCCGTAGTGCGTGATGCGGTCGATGCGCTACTTGCTGACGGAGAACCCCGTACCATTGCACAGATTACCGACGAGCTTGGCCTGAAGCAGCACTCGGTCAGTAGCGCGGTCATCCATGCGAGAAAGAAGTACGGCTCCGGCACTGGTGGCTTTGTGATCGTCAACTACTCACTACAACGTGGCAACGGTGGTAGGGAAGCACCCATGTACCTGCGTGGGTTCGACGGGTTGTTCGACGCGCCGCGCCCTGCGTTTGGTATCAAGACAATCCGAGCCGCAAAGCTGCGCTACGCCAAGAAGATGCGCGTGGTCATCAACGGCAAGACGACGAAGAGCCGGGGCAAAACTCAGAATCATTGGTTGCAGATCCTCGGTATGCGCCAACACAACTACCAGCTATGACAGACACAAGAACTGAAGCCCGAGATGGCGAGATCAAGGCAACAGGCAAGCGGTTCTGTTCCGGCTGCTATCAGACGCGCGATGCAACCAAGGGCACCCAACGCAAGTTCAGATGGATCTGCGACGACTGCCTAGCACGGGCCAAGGAACACATGAGGAGGAAAGCATGACGCCTGAAGATGAAGAGTTTGAGGCCATTATGAAGCGTCAACTCGCCGAGCAAGAAGCAAAGAAACCTGCAAAACGGGGATGGGTTGGGCTGACGCTTGACGAGGCACTCGAAATTTCCGAATTTCTCAACCTTGATTTGCCCGAAGGATGGATAAGGCTGTCAAACGCTATCGAAGCCAAGCTCAAGGAGAAGAACAATGGATGACGGCTATTACTGCGTTATCTGTGGGCGGTACATCGAGGCCGTTGATGGTGTGGTGGTGCATGACAACGTGCCGCACCCAGACATGGCATTTGACGATGAGGAGAGGCCGCAATGAATGAGCAACTGATGACACAAGAGGAGCTG